TCACTCCCGCCAATGATCGGCGACCCATGGCGTCGGGAGGATATACTGGCGCAGGTATTTGAACGGCGCCTTGCCTTTCCTCCGGCCGGCATCAAACACGCCCAAAACGTGATCGAGAGGTGTTGTGGCACGTCCTTTCAAGCCGAATTGGCCGTCAATTGCATGCTGCGGGAAAAAGTTGCGCGGGAACAGGACGACCCGGGCAGCCGCGGGGAGGCGTGGAGCGAGGACGTAGTTCAAGGGAAACGGCCAGCGGCAATCCTGCTTGAAATGCAGAACCCAGCGGCGGCGAAAAAATTTGACGCCGCCCGGCGCGTTGCGGGTGACGAAACGCTGCTCAAATTCATATTTGTCGGCGACGCCCTGCGGGTCGGCCCGGAACTTTTCCTGCAGCGGAACAAGCTTGCCGACCGGAAACCGGAACAACGACGTCTGGCCGAGCCGCTCGAATGGCGTCGTCTGATTCTGGGCGATCATCACGTCATCCGGTCCTCCCGCTTCGAAGAAGGCATCGAGCGAGCCGACGATCACGAGGTCGAGGTCCAGGAACAGGACCGGGCCGCTCAGGTTGCCCAACTTCGGTCCCCAAAGGCGTGCCTTGGGCCAAATCCCCTTGGTTTTAACCGGCATCTTTTCGATGTCCAGCGGCGGCAAGTCCTCCAGCAGAATTTCCGGTCGCAGACCTTCCCGATTGTCGGTGAAACACGTGAAGGTGAAAGGCGGCGTAATGTTGCGCGCCACCATCGCGTAGAGCCGGTTGATAAACGGCGCGCCGTATTTCGTGCCCCAGTTGATGCAAATTATCTGCTTCACGCCGCCGCTCGCAGCCAGAACGTCTGCCGTCATGCTTCTCATTCCTCGTTGAGTGCCAGGACTTGTCATTCAGGCGATCAAGCCCAGCCGTCTATAGGCCTGCAACGATCGGATTCTACGGGCCGGATTGCAAATCCTTCGATGCGCCAACTTGCAGGAAAAATCACCACAAAGTTTGCCAGTAGTCCAATAAATGGGGATTTTGTGGATGAAAAATGGTGCCCCCACCAGGACTCGAACCCGGGACCCCCTGATTACAAATCATGGTCGACTGCCTGTGATATAAGGGTTCAGGGCTTCCATGTTGCATCCATGTCGCGTTAAGCTAGAACGAAGTCGGCCGCAGCAGCAAGTTCAGAGCCGTCATCATCCCGTGGAAAGAGGTGTCCGTAGGTGTCCATTGTCATCGCAATTGTCGAATGGCCCATGCGTTCCTGCACCAATTTGGGCGGCAATCCAAGCCCTCCGTCCTCCCGGCTATTGATGCACCACGAGGCGAACCAATGCCGCAGGCAATGCAGGCCGGAGTATTTGGAGGCCAGCACCGGCTTTCCTTCTTTGTCCAGTTCGCCGGTCTCGACCGTGACGCCGGCGGCCAACCACGTAGGGTGAAGGCCCCGACGTAGAACATTGTTCAGTTGCTCAACCTTCCCGGAACCGTTCGGAAACACGAGGTCGTGCAACATGATCTTTTCCCCAGCATCGTCCGTCTTTCCGCTGTCCCGCTTCGGGCAGGCCAGTTTCCATTCTCGCAGCGCGTTGATGACAAGCGGCGGGGCAGGGATAGTCCGATCTCCGGAAATCGATTTGGGCTGGCCGATGTCATTGAACCGATCGGCCCGCTGATGAACCCGGATCAGGCGCTTTTCAATATCCACATCTTTCCATCGAAGCCCCCGTAGCTCGGAGGCGCGAAGGCCGCAGAAGGTCGCGGTCATGATCAGAGGGCGCCAGCGGCCACCAGCAGCGGCTAGGAGCGCTTTGACTTCTTCCCGGGTTGGAATGTCTACGCCGATCTTCAGGCGGCCCCTCTGGCGCTTCTCCTGACGATCTGCCTTGCTGCCTCTCCGAGACTTCATCTCACGAGCGGCGTTGCGCACGACCAAGCCGCGCTCCTGTGCATCTACCAAAAGGGTGCCCAGCGAAGTGAGAACACGCTTGGTCATTGATGCGGACCGGCCAGCCAATCGTAGTTCGTCTTCGAATGATCGCAGGCGCGCTGTCGTCAAAGCATTCAAGCGAAGGGCGCCGATGAAGGGGATGATATGAAGACGAAGCGTCCGTTCGTAATCCTCGATCGACGAGCGTTCAAGCCCTGCGCTCTTTGTTGACGCAATCCAGAGCTTGCTTGCCGCCTCGACTGTCACGGTCTCCCGATCTGCCACGTGTGTTCCCTCACGAACCTCGACTGAGGCAGTGGCGGAAAACTGGTCCGCCTCTTTCTTCTTCGCGAACGTCTTCAGCCGGCGCTTTCCGGTGGTGTCGGTGTAATCGACTACCCAGGCGGATTTCTCGACGCCCTTCGGAGTGGTCCATTCTCGCTTGCGGACTGACATGCTTACCTCGTCAGAACGGAATACCGTCGTCGTCAACAGAAGGCTCTTCGTGCCGACGTCGCTGTTGTTCCATAATCGGTAGTTGATTGAATTCGATGCGCTTGCGAAGTTCATCCGTAGACAATGCGGCAAGGACCTCTCGCGCGCCTTCGATGTCCGCCTTACTCAAGTGCTTACTGAGTTCTGCCAGAGTTTCTCGTGGCAATAAATCGATCAGATGGCCGTAATCGCGCATTGGCTGATGCGGGTCTGGGCGTGGTTCGGCAAACTTAACAGTCGAGCCAGTGCGGTCCCGCATATCGCGCTCTTCAGGATCAAGGTCCGGGTCATCAATCCACGCATATTTCGCCTGGTCTTCGCGCCAACTCTCATAGGCCGCTTCGATCTTTGTCTTTTCTTCCTGTGAAAGCCCTTTGACACGACCAGCTCGTATAGCTTCCAGAGTCTCTTCAAACTCGATGAGCATCTTGTCGATGGCTTCAGATTTCCCAGATCTTAGAACGCTAACGATCTCAAGCAATTCCGCCATCCGTCGCTCAAGTGGCCACGGTTCTGGATATTGATTTTCAAGCGTACGAACAATTTCGGTATTCATGCTTCGGCCATGACGCTCCGCATAGGCTTTAATTCGGTCCCGTAGTCCAGCGGGAAGCCGGATTTGGAACCGTTCAGCTAACTCACTTGGGTACTTCTCTTTTTCGCTCATTCCGAATGAGTGCGACTTGCCATTAAAAAAAGCAAGGGTGCGACTTGCACCTACAGGAAATTAATGTAGGTTAACGTTAATGATTGCAACTAGCACTCATGAACGGAAAGGGATCAAAAATGCATGCTAGCGACCAACAGCGGATGGAACTTATTTGGGAGGTATCGGAGATCGCAAAAATTATCGGCAGGACGCAGCGGCAGACATTCCATCTTTTGCATGCAGGCAAACTCCCTGCAAAAAAGGTCGGTGGCCGCTGGGTGATCGAGCGAGGAAAGTTGATCGCTTTCTTCATGGAGACAGCGGCGTGAAGACGGCCTTGGGGCAAAAACCCAAGCCCTTGTCACCGAATGACAACCTCTTGTCGGCCGCGAGTGACATGGTCGCTCTGGCCAAACAGAACGAAAAAGGCCCGGCAGCGACGGCAATCGCTCCGGACCGTGGTTCCACCATTCCTGGGAAGGAAAAGGAAATGAACAAGACCAACGATAGCACCGGACCGGAATCAGCGCCAGTCCCCAAAACCAAACCGACCGATCGGGAAATTCTGGACGCATTGGATGGCTTTTTGGCTGATGTCCAACAGCTTCGCCGCGCAGCGCTGGTATTGGACGAATACGCCAACAATGAGTTTCGCTCGGCCAAAATCTCAGGTTTGTCCTTCCCGTTCCCCTACGGAGTTTGCAAGGAACAGGTCGAAGGGATCACGTACATGACCGATCATGTCCGGTACCTGGCCCTGGGCCTTGAGAACTCGATCGACAAAGCTTTCGGCTTGGAGGTGCAGTCATGAGCACCGCGCCGGAAAAGCCAGGCATTTCGGACCTTGAAAGTCCGATCCACGACGCCCTTCGCATGGCGTCTATCCTATCCAGCATGCTTGAACACAAGTTCTCCTCCTCATCGGATGGGCCGAACTACCATCTGACCAGCACGGAAACTGATGACCTGCTGTTTGCGGCCTACCACACAGAGCTGCTGCTCGGCGCGGTGTTAGCCAAGTGGGAGGAAGTAGCATGACCATGCTTTCCCGCCGCAAAGCTCTCGGTCTCATGGCCGCCGTAACCATCCCGCCAACGGCTGTTGTTGCCGTCGCTTCAGTCGCTCCACATTGCGATCCTATCGACATTGCGCTGCAGGCGGCTCAGCGCTTGGCCGACGCGATGGAGCTCGTTACCCCAGGAGGCGATTGGAAGGTCGTGGTCGATCACGACACCCGATGCGCCATCATCATCGATAGAAACCGCGAGCGGGAGCAGCTGGCATGAGCAACTACACCGTAGAAGACGCGGATTCATCCTGCCGCAATCTCCACCACCGGCTTGACGTGATGTGCGAGCTGCAATTCGGCCTTGCCCTGGGAGACCGGGATACCCGCGTCGATAGCCTGCTCTGGATTGCGCGCGATATCTCGGATGGCATTGTTTATCACCTGGACGAGGCTGGTGAAGCCGCCATGGCGAAAGCAATCGGCGAACAGCAGATCGGCGAGGGCGCACGATGAACGCGATCCGCATCCAGCGCGCCGATGAACCGAGCAGCCAGGTCAAGCTGTCGTCGATCCGCATCGACGGCGGCACCCAATCACGGGCCAACGTGAACGACGCCGTCGTCGAGGACTATGCCGCGGCGATGGCTGACGGGGCCACTTTTCCCAAAATGGTCGTCTTTTACGATGGCACTGACCACTGGCTGGCCGACGGCTTCCATCGGCATCGTGCATATCTAGGAGCCGGCGTCGCTACAGTTGAGGCCGACGTTCGGCAAGGTACCCGACGGGACGCGATACTGTTCAGTGTCGGTGCGAATGCGACGCACGGCTACCCGCGAAGCCGCGACGACAAAAACCGCGCAGTCCTGATGCTCGTCGAGGATGACGAGTGGTCCGCTTGGTCTGACAATGAAATCCGGAAGCGTTGTGGCGTCAGCCTTGACATGGTGCAGCGCATTCGCCGGGACCATACTTCAGGATCGGTAAGTATGGTCGCGCCGCCAGCCCCAGACGTTCCAGACGAAGTCCGCCAGCGTGCTGACGAGATTAGGGCGTCGGGTGGTAGTCCTCGGTTCTTCACTCATGGGCGCACCGGCCGGACAACAGTCATGGATGTTTCGGGCCTTAGTAAATCCAGCAATGAAGATGGCCCAAAATCTGAGGACATCGCTGATGCGTCCAAAGTTGGACACATCTCTGAAGTCGAAGAAGACGAGATCACCGCCGAAGACCTAGCGAACGATCCCGGCGTTCAGAAGGCTGCTGAAGCGTTGAACGCTGCCAAGGCCCTCTATGACGAAGCCATAGCCATGCCGGCGCGCGAACCGCTGACCGAGCAGGAGATCGCCGACGGCCAGCGCGCATTCGGCACTCAGGAAGAACGCGGCAATCTCATTGAGGTTATCCGGGTAACCGAGCTGGTGACGAAGCTGCCATCTCCTATCGCCATGGTCGGCCATATCCCACCCGTCCTCATGCACTCCGTCGATGTCGTCGGTTTGCTGAACGTTTCCGCATGGTTCGAGAACTTTGCTCGTGCTTGGGAAGAGAAAGGAGCATCGAAGTGACAGCTTACAGCAACATCATCAACCAGACGGTAGCGGCGGCAATGTCCGACAGTGGCTTTGATGCGCGTCTTTATGCCCCCAAGGTCTATGACAAGATTGATCGTCTTGAGAGAAAACGTACTAGTCTGGCGACAATTGCGAAGGACCTGCGTCGCGCCGCAAATGATCTTGCGGTTCGTGCCATGAAGGAGCGGGAGGTCAAGCAGCTTGGCTTCGGCTTCCTGAACATGCCAGGCGCCGTCGCGGTCGATGCCGACGGGCACAAGGTGAAGTTCACCCTCGCGCTTTCTCAGATCGAGCTTCAAGCCGCTACTGACTTCCGCCGAAAGAGCCGCAGTTCCCTGGACGTCTCCATCAAGGACATGGAGGCAGCTCAAGAGGTCGCGAAACCTTATTGGAGACAGAACCCCGAATGGAGCCTTGGGCAGTGCCTTGAGCAGGCGACTAAGGACTTGCGTTCTGGAGCGGCGGCATGAGCAGCACGCGAAACTGGAAGGATACCTTCGTCGCTGGGATGTATGCCAGCGCGGAACTTCGAGAGCAGAAAGCCTTGCTGTGCCTGCTTGGCTACGTCGTTCACCGCACCCACTCGAAACTCCGCATGTGCTGGGTCAGCCAGCGCACGCTGGCAGAGGTGTCCAATTGCAACGAGCGGAACATCAAGCGGATGCTCTCAGCACTGCAAACGCTTGGTGCTATTGGTCAAGTCCGCTTTTCGGCACTCCCGCCTAAAGATCGGGCAGCAATTAACGCCGTCTCGCCGACGCCCATCAACAAGAACGCCAACGTCTACTTTCCCTGCCTCGGCTGGGCCGAATCAAACCTTGATGCTCCGGCTTTACCCGCACCAACTCGGCGGAGGCCCATTCGGATTTCTGAAGAAGACAGGAAGCGCGGATCGGACAAGGCCGCCGATCGCCGTCGACGGTACGCTCCCAAGGATCTCGTTCACCCTCCGATACCGCCAACTGTGCCGGATCATGAAGAGTATCTCTTCCTGAATGCAATCGGCCAAAATGGGGGGCGCTCAGGGACCCCTATTTCTCAGGCAAAAGGGGGGCGCTCCACTACACGTATATATACTGAATATAAGCCGGCGGCGGATTCAGCGCTCAACAATGGGCAAACGGTCGGCGCTTCTGACGCCCCTTCCTCCCAAGAAATCGAAACGCAAGGCGATAGTTCATCGCTGTCGCTTCCTCACACGTCGAGCCAACCGTCTGCCGACGGCGACAGCGAAGCTGTTGCGCCGGTCGCAAGGGCCGCGCCTTTGCCGGGGGCTTGGGGGCAGGGCCCCCGATCACTTCCCACAGAACTCGGAGTCGCGGGCGCGCGCGCGAACGAACGGAGGGCGCTATGACCGATTGCCAGATTATCCCATTCCCGCTGGCCGCCCGGGTCGGCAAGATTCGCCGATGCACGGAAGTGCTTCAGTCTTCGTCCAACCAGCCTACGCGAGACGCATATTGGCACCGGACCGTCACGCACTTCCGGGAGAAGCTCGAGGCGTTGGGCTTGCCTGATGAAACCGTGCGCCGGGAGATCCGCGGTTTCCGCGATGCGGTTCAGGAGGAGTACCAGCGGCGCGACTATCTTGTTCCACAGGCGGGCCAAGCCCCGGACGGTGCCGCATGACCAGGATAATCGATATCAAGCCCGGCCAGTGGGTATTGGCCTTTGACCAGCCCTATTTCTACCCCGGATCTGACATGATGGAATTGCTCGAGCGCTTCATCACGTGGGGCGGGGGATGGGACGGGCACAAAGCGGGAGAAATCTTCGTTGTGCACCAGCCCGAGAAGGTTATGCCGAAAACCTACATGGCTAAGTCCTGGCACCGAGGCGCGGCGCCGACTGATCTCTGCCGTTACCCACGCGAGAACGTCGTTCAGGCCTTCGATACTCAGGCGCAAGCGATAGATCTCCGCGACCGGTTCCACGCGATCGGTGTCAGGGCGACCAACGACATCGAGAAAGAAGCTGCCAGGCTTATCAAAGCCTACGCAGCGAAGCGCGAAGCGCAGGCGCGGAAGGAAATCCACAAGGCCCTCCCGCACTTCTTTGCCACCCCAGCCAAGGGAGAAAAAGCATGATCTGGCTCGAAATCCTGAAACTGAAACTGCGCATCTGGCGCACCAAGAGGGAGGCTCGCTTATGACCCGCATCCTCAACGTCACCCGGAAGGACGACTTCCATTTCGAGATCACCGACCAGCATGGGAAGGTCGTCGAAGGTCCATTTGATACCAACGCCGCCGCGTGGAAAGCGCTCGATCGCCTGGACAATGTCGGCAGCAACCGGCCTCCCGAGCGAGTGAACCCGAACAAGAAGGTTCTATGGGGCAAGCCGGAGAAGAAGTCGAAGAAGGCCAAGCGCAAGGAGCGCCGGCAACACAAGCTGACACCTGAGCAAGAAGAGCACCGCCTGAGGGTTAATGCTGGCAAGGCCGTCGGATGGATTCGCGCTGGCGCCATTGGAAAGTTCGATCCGGCCGGGGAGCGGGCATACCGCGATCACAAACTCGGGACGTTCGGTCCGGCGTCGGAATGCAAGCGTATCGATCCGGCTGTGTACCTGGCTGAAAAAGCGGCGAGGGGCGAGTATTGACACGCGCCGGATCGACCGACCGTGGAACATTTATTCAATTTTTGTTGGACGCGGCAGGGATAAGCCGAGGGAAGGAAATGCATTATTACCTGCAGTTTGTTTCAGAAGGATATCCCACGGTATTTCCACCTGCGAAGGAACCGATTTGCTGCCTTGAGAATGCGCGTATTATGCTGTTCTGCGGATTCAATTGCCTTCTCAAACATGTCAAAATCACCAGGAGAAAGAGTGTTTCTTCCCATAGTCCCATCGGATCTCATTCCATTGAGATCCAAGGCCTGGACTGTTTTTACCATTCTCGTTCTAACCGAGGTCAGGTAAGTGGCGCCGACAAACTCGATCCTCTCGAAATCGTCGAAATCCTCCAGGCTGAAGCTTCTTTTCAGCTTTCGAACATCGCTTGCTTGCTTAGATGTGAGGGTTATAGCCTGGTTTCCAGTGAGATTTCGAACGCTCTCCAGGCGGGCAATCCGCTTTTTGTCACTGGCTGCACGTCTCCGAATTATGCGCGCCAATGTTATTCGGGGGTGCAGTTCAATGTCCACATGCTCTCGTTGTGTGCGGACCATTGTTCGAATTGTGAAAAAGGCGGCGATAGCCGCAACCCATCCGCTCGATGCCGCGATCCAATCTCTGAGACATTGCTCATTGTCTGCGCCTGTGCACATGGATTGCCAGGTGTGTGGCTCCCCAAAAATCACGATCAAGAAGATCGCGATCAACACAAGCGGGCCAAGCCACGCCATAAGTCCGTCAGATGGTCTAAAATCCATAATAAAGCCCTCAATCCCCGCCAGCAACTAACCCGGCCTGCCGGAGCAAATCAATGGGGGTGCTCGGCATGATTGGTCGACCCGCTCATCGTATCGATATCTACAAAGTTGCCCGAGAGTGCAACGTGAGGCTCATGGACGCCCACCTGCACAGCACGGCAAGCCGGCGGCCATTCGAATGCTACTGCAAGCCAACGGTGCGCGAGATCGGCGCCAAGCACGGGGAGGGGCATCTCCGCCTCGTCCTACAGCTCATGACGGGTACCCGGCAGAACGCGCGAGAGCTTTATGCCGACATGCTCAAGGCGGTCTCCCGGCTGATCGCTCAAAACCCCGACCTGATCAACCGGCGCACGCTCGTCGCCGACTTCGATTCCATCAACCTCGGTAGCCTCCGCCGGAAAGCCAAGGCTATGCGCTGCGGCATACCGGCCAGTGATGTGCTGCTCGTTTTGATTTCAGTGAAATTCTTTCAGCCCGTCCAGGGCGACATGCTCGAGATGATCGGAGACGCCGCATGAAGTTTGAGGATTGGACAGCGAAGGCAGTTGAGGAACGGATACTGGAGATGGCTGAGGCGCTTCGGCTATCGCCGGCCGCCCGAGGCCCGCAAACCTTCGGCAACGCCATGCCCGAGCCTGTGCGAGACCCGGGAGAGGGATACGGGTATGGAGCGGCCTATTATCGCAAAACCGTCTCGGCGGGCGCGCTAGGGCGAATGGAGCAGGTCTGGGACTGGATCAATGCCCTGCCGGAGCAGTCAGACCGCAAGCTGATTTATGCCTGGTCTTGGGTGAAAGTCCGCAAAGGACTTAAAATCTCAGCGTTCGCAGCAGAAAATGACCTGAATGAACGAACGCTGCGCCGCGCCGTAACGGCTGTCTGTCAACGGATTGCGAACAATCTAAACCGGAACCATGCCATTCGGCTTGACAGTGCGGATTTACAGGTGTCCGAAAATCAGCCAGATATCGCTCCACAAACGGTAACGTCCGAAAGTTGCGTCAAGCACTGGCGCAGCGAGGACGCCAAGCCGCAAATCGACCCTGCCCACGCTCAGCGCCGGGTACTCGATCACCGGGAAATCCGGGTGCGGTGAATTTGCGCGTGACTACCTGCCCTTAAGGCTGTTGATGATATCGGTCTTGATGGCTATTGGGTCGATGGATGCCCCAAGCACGGTGGAGCAGTTTGGGCACAGTAGCGTAATTGCCTTCCAACCGCCCGTCGGGGAGAATCCTTCCTTGGCTTCAACGCCTTCTAACTTCAGACGGGTAACCACTTTCTCACATTTCGGGCACTTGCCGGTAGCAATCATTTTCTTCCTCCGCAGAACGCTATGTTAGTCCGGCACGAGCACCTACTGAGCGCTCGTGCGGAATTTTGACGGTGTATCGGCGCCTAGTGGCAGTGATGGTCGCCAGTTTTCCGATTATTATGGCAGCCATTCTCATCGGTTCCCCCGCTATGAGCGAAGGCCGTTGTCGAACAGGCTATCAGCAATGTGGCCGCAATCAATGATTTCAGATGTTTCACGATGTCTCCCCCTAAGTTGCGGAGAGACGTGAGCATTACCGCAATCAAGAGTCGAGCGGCATTTTTGGGGATGTCGCGCAAAACGCTGGCGGGGTTTATTCTGCTGCGATGCTGATGTCTCCAAGGACGGCGTTCAACGCCTCCATAAGGTTCTCGTAGCGGTACAGTATCTGCATTTTCTCGTCTCTGAGGCGTTGGAGAACTGCAATTTCAGCATAGGTTACATTGCTAGACATCGCTCTCAGGCGAATGTCTCCTTCAATCGCCGAGATTTCGGATTGATAGTTGGCAACGGCTCTGGCTACCTGCTGCTGGTGCGCGCGCAAGACAATGCTCATTAAAAACCCATCAATGCTGTTCGTGTTGCCGATTATAGCGGGAATTTTTGGCGTGCCTACCACCAGATGAACACGGCTGCGAAGATGGAGAGTATGGCCACTACGGCAACTCTCTGTTCGATCGAGATGCGGCCGATCGCTTTATCTCGCGCACGGGTTTCTTCGTTCCAGTGGTCGAAAACGGTAGTAAGCGGTTCGCGCGGTGGAGGCTCTGAAATCACCTCCCGCTGATGCCTGCGACGTGCCTCGTCAATGCGAGAGCCAAGATTATCAAGGCGTAGATCGGAGCCTGTCGTCATTTCACACCTCAAAGTTCAGATGTATCGCTCTGTGCATGTCAAGTGTGCGAGCGCGGTGGCTCATTCGCCGGGGCCACGGGGACGGCCCACCAGTGATGCAGTTCGGTACGGGTTTCTTCGTTCCATCCCCACCAGCGGTCGTGTTGGGCGTCATAACCATGATGCTCGAAGGACTTTGCGCGCTGCTCCATATGCGAAGTGCACTCCGAGTAGCTTTCGCCGCCCACTGGCAGGACTTCATCGAAGATCACGGAACCATCTCGCCGTTCAACGCTGTGTTTGATGATGAACATTGTCCCTCCAAGGTTTGACCCATGCCAGTCCTGAGAAACGCCCGGCACGAGAAGTTCGCTCAGGCGCTCGCCAAAGGCAAGACTGCCACCGATGCATACGAGGAGGCGGGGTATAAGCCGGATCGGAAGAACGCAGCGAGACTGACGACAAATGACGACATCGCCGCGCGCGTAACCGAACTCCAGTCCAAGACCGTCAAAAAGGTTGAAATCACCGTCGACAGCCTCGCTCTAGAGCTTGAGGAAGCGCGGGCGATGGCACTCAAGGAAAAGCAATCGTCGGCCGCTGTGAGCGCCACGATGGGCAAGGCGAAGCTGTTCGGCCTGGGCAGCGAGAACCGGAAGATCAGCGGGACCATTCAGGTCATCACCATTACCGCCAAGCAACTGGATGCGCTGAACGAAGATGAACTTGCCATTCTCGAAACAGCCTATCCAGTTCTCCAGAAGCTCGGGCTTATTGGAAGCGATAGCGGCGCAGCGCCAGAAGAGGGAAGCGCAGAGCAACCTTGACCGGGACATCGAGCGGTCCGGTGTTTCGCTCTCATCGTTCACGAAAGCCGCATGGCATGTTCTAGAGCCGGGACAGCCCTACAAGCACGGATGGCACCTTGACGCGCTGAGCGAGCATCTAGAGGCGGTGACGAGCGGGCAGATACTGCGCCTGCTGATCAACGTCCCGCCCGGCACGATGAAGTCGTTGTCCGTCGGCGTTATGTGGCCGGCATGGGAGTGGGGGCCAAAGGGGCTCCCGCACCTTCGGTATCTCGGGACTTCACACAGCCAGCCGCTGGCGATCCGCGACAACCTGAAAATGCGTCGGCTTGTCTCGTCGCGCTGGTATCAGGAGCGCTGGCCCATCGATCTGATGCCGGACCAGAACGCCAAGACGAAGTTCGAAAACACTGCCACAGGGTTTCGTGAGGCGATGGCCTTCACGGGCTTGACGGGCTCCCGCGGCGATCGTGTGCTGATTGATGACCCATTGTCGGTTGATGGTGCCAACTCCGACGCGGAGCGCGAGGGCGTGAACGATACGTTTCGGGAATCAGTGCCGACGCGCCTCAACAATCCGGACAAGTCGGCAATCGTCGTCGTGATGCAGCGGCTGCATGAGCTTGATCCATCAGGGCTCATCCTGGCGAATGACTTCGGATACGAGCATTTGATGCTCCCAATGGAGTTCGAGCCAGAGCGGCGCTGCCGAACCTCGATCGGGTTTGTTGATCCTCGCCAGCATGACGGCGAGTTGCTCTTTCCAGAGCGATTCCCGCGTGAAGTAGTCGAGCGCGACAAGAAGGTCATGCTGCCCTATGCGGTGGCCGGCCAATTTCAGCAACGCCCGGCGCCTCGAGAGGGCGGCCTGTTCAAGGCTGATTGGCTGAAGCCATGCCTGATGAAGGATCTGCCGAAGCGGGAGACGCTGACGGTCTACGGCGGGTCCGACTATGCGGTCACGGCCAACGGTGGCGACTACACGGTGCACGGGGTGGTTGGCCTCGACGTGCAGGGCCGCATGTGGCTGCTTGGCATTTGGCGCCGTCAGGCATCGTCCGACGTGTGGATCGAAACCTTTTGCGACATGGTGCTTGAGCACAAGCCGAATGCCTGGGCCAAGGAAAAGGGCCAGATCAACAGCGGCGTTGGTCCGTTCCTTCGTCGCCGGATGAGAGAGCGCAAAGCCTACGTCGTTATCGAAGAGTTCCCCACCAGGGGAGACAAGGCAATCCGAGCCCAGTCCATCCGGGGCCGCATGGCGCTCGACGGGCTTTATGTGCCGATTGATGCGCCTTGGTACGAGCAATTCGTTTCGGAGCTGCTGACGTTCCCCGCCGGCAAGAACGATGACCAGGTCGACATGCTGGGCCTCATCGGCCAGCTGCTCGATCGTATGTACGTGCCGACGACGCCGGAAGAGAAGAAGAAATCAGAGCCGCTCGACTGGTTCGAGGAGCCCGACGATGATGCAGTCAACTGGAGAACAGCTTAATGGACGATAAGAGCTTCCATGGCTGGCTCCTTTCCATGTTCGATGATTCCGAACGCGGTGCCGACAAGTCCTTCACCAAGGCAAACCTCTGCAACGACTATTACGACGGGAAGCAGTGGACCGAGAAGGAAGTCAAAGAGCTTCAGAAGCGCGGGCAGCCCGCAATTACGCAGAACCTGATCCGGAACAAGATCGACTATCTCCAGGGGCTTGAGCGCCAGCAGCGTACAGCGCCTCGCGCGTTGCCGCGCACGCCACAGCATGCGCAGGACAGTGAAGGCGTCACCGATGCGCTGAGGTACGTCTGCGATGACCAGAAGTACAATCGCGCTCGTTCTCGCGTCTGGGCCGACATGCTCAAGGCGGGCTGGGGCGGCGTGGAGATCACTGTGGCGTTGAAGCGCAGCAGCCTGAAGAACACCACGGCGATGACCCCGCCGGAATATGACGTGATGATCGCCCGGTGTGCATGGGATCGCATGTTCTGGGATCCTCACTCAGCCGAGGACGATTTCAGCGATGCCTCCTATCAGGGCATGGTTGACTGGATGGATCGCGAGAAGGCAGTCCGGACCTACGGTGAGGGCGCTGCGGCGGTCTTTGATGAGACGGTTACGATATCGAGCAATCAGGCCTACGACGACAAGCCACGCAATAACTTCTGGGTGTCGACCGGCGACCGCCGCCGCATCCGTGTTGTTCAGATGTGGTACATCGATGATGATGGCGAGTGGAGCTTTGCCGAGTTCACCAAGGGCGGCATTCTGCGCGATGGTCAATCACCCTACAAGGACGAGGACGGTGAGCGCGAAAACCCGTATGCGTGGCAAACATCGTACGTCGATCGAGACAACAACCGCTATGGCGCAATCAGCGACCTGATCGATCCGCAAGACGAGATCAACAAGCGCCGGTCGAAGGCGCTGCATTACTTCACCTCGCGACAGACCTTCGGCAACCAAGCCTATTCAGCGAAGGCGGGCGAGAACAAGAGGCAGCTCCAACGCCCTGACGGTCATGTCGAGTTAGAAGGCCAGGCAGAGTTCGGTAGGGACTTCGGCGTTATCCCTACCAACGACCAGGCAGCGGGCCACATGGAGTTGCTGGCAGACGCCAAGCAGGTATTTGAGGTCATGGGGCCGAATGCCGCCATGATGGGCAAGCAGGAGGGCCGGCAGTCGGGTAGGGCAATCCTTGCTCAGCAGCAGGGCGGACAGACCCAAATGGGGTTGCTGACAGACTCTCTCCGAGACATGGACATGACCGCCTATCGCAAAATCTGGAACCGCATTCGTCAGTTCTGGACGGGGGAGCGCTGGATCAGGGTGACTGACGATCAGCGCAACATGAAATGGATGGGGATCAACCCGGCGGAACAATACGATCCAGAGGTTCTGCGCCAGCAGGTGAACGCTGAGGTGAGCATGATGCGCCAGCCAATCGCCGATGTGGACGTTGACTTCATCCTTGATGATGCGCCGGCCGTTGGCGCGCTGATGGACGAACAGTTCGCGTTGCTGGTCGATCTCAAGCAGATGGACCGGAATGGGGAGATACCATTCAAGGCGCTTATTGCAGCGGCGCCAAACTTGCGCAGCAAGGCCGACCTGCTGAAGGCCATCGACGAGCGCTCCCAGCAGCCACCAGACCCGCTTCAGGTAGCGGGTGCCGAAGCCGAAGTGGCGGAAGTTCAGGCAAGCGCGAAGCTCAAGCAAGCGCAGGCCGTCAAGGTTCTCTCCGACGCTGGGCAAGACGGATCACCGGATGCGCCGCAAGGTCCTTCAGAGATCGAACTCGCTCAGGCCCTGGCCGATATCCGCTACAAGGACGCCAGCACCATGAAGACGCTGGCTGAAACAGACAAGGTCGAGACGGAGACACGTCTTGCGCCTCAGAAGATCGCCCATGACGCGCAGATCGCGCGCCAGAAGCTCAGTCAGCCGTCACGTCAGACTGCGTGAAGACCGATATCTTATTGAATTGCGCAGGCTCGCAGCCTTCGCCGCTGTAGCGGCTAATTAGCCCGTCCGAAAATTGCGGGTTTGGATCGGCCAATTCCTCAAGCACGTCCTGCGGGACAAGGCGTTTGGCGTACTCGAAATGCGGAATTGTTTTCATGGTCCCTCGCGGTGGCTGTGAAAACCTTACCATAGGTGGTGCCGGCCTTCCAACGGGCAATCGGCTGCAGGCCGTCAATCTGCGAGGTGGTGACTACCGAAGGTCAATGCTGGTGCCGAGCTTACGGGCAATCGTAATCCCCACGAACGGAGAAAGACTGTGACTGAACAATCGCTGGACGACATCATGTCGGGCCGGGGTGAACCCGCGTCCGATGCAAACATCCCCGAAACCGTCACGGCACAGCCAGAAACGGAGACGGGCCATTCTCGTGATGACCGAGGCCGCTTTGCCCCGAAAGCTGAACAGGTTGCGCTGCCGGAAACGGTGGAACAGCCAACGCAGCAGCCTGGGCATGTTCCCATTCAGGCACTCGATGCCGAGCGCGGTAAGCGCAAGGACCTTGAGGACCGTTACGAACGGGAAATGCGTGAATTGCGTGAACAGATCACGCGCCTCGCGCAGCCTGCCAAGCCTATTGAACCGCCTGCACCGCCCCCGAACATGTTCGAGGACCCGGACGGGTATGTTCGTCATCAGCTGCAGCCCATCGAACAGCGTCTTGCCAGGCAGGCCGCAGACTTTTCGATGCGCATGGCAGTCAAAGAGCATGGCAAGGAAACATGGGACGCAGCCGAGCAGGCACTTGAGGGTGTCGTACACACTCCTGAAGGTCAGCAGGTTGTTGCCCTGCTTCGAGCGTCCGACGATCCCGCAGAAGAATTGATCCAATGGCACAAGCGCCGCTCGGTCGTTTCTGAGATCGGGACCGACCCGGAAGCCTATTTCCAGCGCCGGCTTGCCGAATGGCAGGCCACCAATCAGCCACAGACCACCCAACAGCCCGTACAGCAACCGGCCCAAGCCCCAATCCCGACATCGTTTGCAAAGGCGCCCACCGGCGGCCCCCGCGGCGGTCCAGGCTACGGCGGCCCAAGGCCTCTTTCCGAAATCATGGGCGGCCGCTGAGCCGCCTTTTCTCTGAGGTAGAGGTACATGACCGAAACTCGCGTTGTGACTGGCCTGTCGCCCGAAATCTGGGACGATCAGTTCAGCACTGAATTCTATCAAACCAATCCGTTCGCGGCCTATGCGGGCACGGGCACGGATAATCCGATCGTCATGAAGGAAGACTTTGCCAGCAAGCGCGGCAACGGCATTTCCTTCGAATTCATCACCAATCTGAAGCGCGGGTCGATCCGCGGCCGGGAGCCACTTCGTGGTCACGAGGACAAGCTAGGCGAATACGGCGACAAAGCCTATTGGGACATGCGCAAGAAGGCCATCTCGATGCACGAGATGGATACCGACCTTGCCGCCATCGATCTCCGCAAGGCTTCGAAGTCTTCGCTGAAGGTCTGGTCCGATGAAGACGTGAAGTTCGAAGTCATCGACCGGCTGCAGGATGTGGGCCAGAGCCTTGACCGCCCCTACGACGAGGCGACAACGGCGGAAAAGAACACCTGGCACACCAACAACAAGGACCGCGTGCTGTATGGTAACGCGCTCGCCAACTACACAGCGGCCAATCACGCGGCATCGCTGGCGAACATCACGTCAGCAACTGGCAAGTTCACCAAAGCCAGCGTTTCCCTGATGAAGCGTGTTGCCTTGGCATCTCGTCCGCGCATTACGCCGATCAAGGTGACCGAGAGCGACAATCGCCGCTACTTCGTCATTTTCGTCAACCCGCTGAACATGCGCGATTTCGTGGAATCCATGAACGAAACCGAACGCCAGGTCTCGGTGCAGCGCCGAAACGAGGGCATCTTCCTCGGCGGCGACCGCGAATATGACGGCGTGATCGTCCATGAAGTCGACGACATGACACTTCTGCCGGGTGTCGGCGGCTCCAGCATCAACGTGGCGCCGGCCATCCTGCTCGGTCAGGAAGCGCTCGGGTGGGCGATCAAGTCCCGCTACAAGTCCCGCGAACAGCTTGACGATTATCAGCAGGTCGAAGGCCTGGGCATGATCGGCAAGTGGGGCATGAAGAAGCTCGGCTACACGATCGGCGATAGCACCGCCACTGTGGATGCCGTTGACGGAACCCAGACCAATGTCATCGGGAAGCAGCGCGGCATCGTGAACGGCTTCTTCGCTGCGGTTGGCGATTGAGGAGACCTGACACATGGCACGTAACCCCCTCTATGAGAACCCGTTTCGCTCCCCCGAGGACTGCGGCGTTCTTCACGTCTGCCGAAAGGTCACTCTTGGTGATCCCAAGCTTGCGGTCGGCACATTCCCGATCGGCGCCGCCGAGAAGAATGCCATCCCGATCAGGGCTGGCGTATCAATCACGACCGTTTTCAACGCCGCAACCACCAACGTTCTCACGTTGGGCACCACGGCCGACGACGACGGCTTCGTGACATCGGCAAACGCCGCAGCCGGCACACTCGGCGTCAAGGAAGGGTCGGGCGCTCTGATGGGCATCCCTCTCGCCGCCGATACGGTCTTTTACGCCAAGTTCACCCAGACCGGCACGGCAGCAACAACCGGTGAAGGCTACATGTGGGTCGAATTCCTCGTACCGCGTTCCCGCAACCCGAACACGCTGGCAGGTTCCTGATGCCCAAGCTCGTTTACAACGCAGACGGTGATGCCGAAGAGGTCGAAGCCTTCGGCGTCAAATTCAAGGATGGCAAAGCCGTCGAAGTCAGCGAAGAAGTCGCGGAACGATTGAAGGAAAACCGCTTCTTCTCCCCGGCCAAGACAAAGAAAGGCAACGAGACCGGCCTGAAGGCTGTTCACGTCGCTGGTGGTCGCTTCGTCATCAAGAATGACGGCGAAGTCATCAAGGAAGGCCTCAACAAGGCCGATGCCGACGCATTCAACGCTCTGTCTGACGAAGACAGGGCCGAATACGTCAAGTAAAGAACGGGAGTGGCGGCGATGCCAACACGTCAAGACCTTATCACCGCCACTCTCGAAAAACTGAATGCCATCGGCGCCGGCCAAGCTCCGGAGGCCGAAGATGTCGAGGCAGTCGACAAGTTCGTTGATGGCAAGCTGAAGGATCTCAACAAGCGTGGGATCGTTTGGCTGCCAGACACCGACGAAATCGAAGACGAGTACATCGACCCGTTGGCGATCATTCTCGCGAGCATGGCGGCTCCATCGTTCGGGCAGGCCAGCAAGCCGGACTCTGTACTGCTTGCCGAGAACAATTTGCGCGAACTGCGCAACAGCGACCGCACTGCCGTCGACGTCACCCCGAGCCAGTATTTCTGATGGCAGATATTCTCTTCCCGATCAGCACAGCCCCAGGCGCTCGCCCCGGTGAAGGCGCCGGCCGGCTGATCAACACATATGCGGAAAAGCTGCAGGATGGCGCGCGCGCACCGTTCGCCCGTCGCCGCGCTCCCGGCCTGACCGCAATGGGAGTGACTGAACACAACTGCATGCGCGGTATGCACTATCACAATGGCAATCTGTTCATCGCGCAGGCAGAGCGTCTATCGTTCGTCAGCGTCGTGATGGGCGCCTATGTGGTTACCGATATCGGCGCGTTGCCGGGTACTGGCCGTGTGACGTTCGCCCGCAACAACAAGGCGCCTGTGCCCGACATCCTCTGCGTGACCGAGAACGATGTCTACGTCATCACCACCGGTTCACCGCCGGCCAGCCTTGGTGACGGTGACTTGCCGCAACCGCTGACCGTGTGCTTTCTCGCCGGTTATTTCATCTTCGCCATTCGTGACGGCCGCGTGTTTTTCTCCGGTCTCAACGACACGACCATTTCAGCGCTCGACTTCGGCAAGGCAGAGAGCCGGCCAGGTGGCATTTATGGCGCCTATCCATATGGTGAGCTGCTGTTGCTCTGCGGGCCTTCCTTCATTGAGGTATGGCAGAACGCGGGCAATGCGACCGGCTCGCCGTTCTCACGGGCTGCGGTTATTCCTCGCGGCATTGCTTCCACCTTCGCCATTGCTGGGTTTGAGGACGGCTTTTCCACCATTGCTTTCGTTGGTGATGACAACGGCGTTTACCTGCTTTCGGGCGGCTATACCCCTAGCAAGGTCTCAACGCCCGATCTTGACCGGCTGATTGAAGCCGTCAGCGACAAGACAACGCTGGACGTTACCGTTTCCATCACATCGGGTCATCATTGGATATCGGTGAGTGGTCCTACGTTCTCATGGGTCTACGAGGTGCAGACCGGCCTTTGGCATGAGCGCAAGAGCTACGATGAAACCAACTGGCGGGCGGTTTGCTCTGCCATGGCCTTCGGCGGCTGGGCGATGGGCGACCGATACACGGGCCAAGTGTGGATGCTGGATGCGAACGCGGCAAGAGAGGGCCTTGAGCCGTTGGTGGCCACGTTCATGTCTCAACCTGGCAGCGGTTTTCCGAACCGAATGGCTATCCCACGCGCTGACTTTGATTTCATCGTCGGACAGGGCTTGGTTGCCGGTGAAGAGCCGATCGAGACTGACCCAGTGGTTCTCATTTCGTGGTCAGACAACGGCGGCGCTTCGTTCGGCGTTCCCGTCAGCCGCAAGCTCGGCGCCATGGCAAACAACAGGACCCGCGTAACAGTCAACCGTACCGGCATGGCGGGGCCTTATGGCCGGGTGTGGAAGCTTGATGTTTCAGACCCGGTGTTTCTGTCGTTGCTGTCTGGTTCGATGGATGCAGATCCGAGGTCGCGCTGATGGCTACCACTCTCGCGCCACTCCCGCCGCTTCCTCCACCGCAAGAGCCGGTTGTCGACCAAAAAACCGGCCTCGTGACCCGCACCTGGTTCCTCTACTACCAGCGCCTTGACCAGCACGTTCGCGAAATCGAGCAGCGCCTTGACGCCATCGGCGCCTAATAGACTGGAGATTTAATATGGGCTTTCTCTCTGGCATTCTTGGCCTCGATGCGGGCAAGGCAACAGGCAAGGCTGCGACCAAGAACAAGGCGCTCCTGACCGAGTTCCGGGGCCGTGGCAATACCATCATCAATACGGGTGAGGGGAAGTCTGCCGGCGCGATCAACAAGGGGATCGGCGTCTACGATCCGTATTCCAAGGCCGGAACCGCTGCTACGAGCATGTATTCCAACGCGCTTGGGCTCAATGGTGCTGACGGCAATGCTGCGGCGACGGGAGCCTTTCAGACCGGCCCAGGCTATGACTTCGCGCTTCAGCAGGGCGAGCAGAGCGCACTACGCGGCGCATCGGCGGCAGGTATGCTCAACAGCGGCAACACGCTGACCGCACTCAATCAATACGGGCAGGGCGTTGCCAATCAGGAATACGGCAGCTGGCTCGATCGGCTTCAGGGCGTTTCGGCTCAGGGCCTTCAGGCTGCAGGCGGGCAGGCAGCGGGTTATGGCGGCTTGGCGAACCTTTATCAGAACACGGCCGGCGACCGTCTCGGGCTTGAAAGCTCAGTCGTTCAGGGCCGCATGGGCGTCAACAATCAGCGTGCCGGGGCTCAAGAGGCTGGCAAGGCGGCGGGCGCGAGTCTGTTCGGCAATCTTGTCGGCGGCGGGCTTAAACTGGCAACGGGAGGGCTCTTCTAATGGCGTCATTCGCAAGCCTGCTTGTTCCCGGCGTAAACATTCCCACGCCCGATCATAGCTGGATCGGTGGCGCTGCTGACTCCATCGTTGGCGGCATCGATAAATATAAGCAGAACAAGTCGTTCAACAAGCTTGCTGACCTGATTGGTCAACAGCCGCAGCAGGGCATTGTGCAGCCTGGCACGGTGCCGCCGTCTCAGTCGTTCGCTGCACCAGTCGGCGCCGTCGATCGCTCCGCACCGCAGGGTGATACCTATCAGCCCTTCATCGATACGGTGAAGACCAAGATCACGAACCCTTATGGCCTTGCTGCCGTGGCGGCAACTGGTCGTGCAGAAAGCGGATGGTCCGCAGGCAATGCCAACCGCACTTGGAGCGATCCGAGCCAGAGCGGCCAACCGGGCACCGCAGGCGGCGTCATGTCGTGGCGTGGTCCTCGCCTTCAGGCGATGCAGAACTTCGCAGCGCAGAAGGGCGAGCGTCTTGGTGCCATTAGCCCGCAGACACAGGCGGAATTCTTTCTTCAAGAGGATCCCAACCTTATCGCCACGCTGAATAACGCTCGGTCGCCCGAAGAAGCCGCGGACGCTATGGCGAGGGCATGGGCGTTTGCTGGCCACGACAATCCGACCAAGGGCGAAGCGGCTCGCCGTCGCGCCATGGCGATCAACTATGCAGCACAGTTCCGCGACCAGCCGAACAGTGCGGCCGCGGCGATTGAGGCACAGGCACCCGGTGGCATGGGCTCGCCGCTGACTGAACAGTCCTTCGATAGCCGGTTTGGTCCCACAGCGCTGCCGGCAGAAGTCGCGCAGGGTGTTGGTGGGCTGGCATCTGCGTTGACGGAGAGCAATGCGTCGGGATTGCCGCAGCAGGCAGCGCAGCCGGCCGCCATGCCGGTTCAGACGCAACAGCAGCCAATGCAGGTTGCCGACGCGTCAGGCGGCTTTGCTGGCGCTCCTGGCATCCAGCCTATCCCACGTGGTGGCGTGCCGATCGAACTCATCCAGACCATGCTTCGCGATCCGAACCTGCGCGAAATCGGCGTGAAGCTGTGGGCGCAGAACGTTGAGGGACCAAAGGCGAGCGAGCCGTTCCAGTTCGTCACCCTGCCGGATGGCACGTTCGCCCGCGCCAACCAGCAGACGGGCCAGGTCGAGCCGCTTGGCAATTTTGCAAAGAACGGCACGGGTCTCGGCGAAAGCGAAGCGGGCCTGAACCTCGTCTACGGGCAGGACAAGGACGGCAACACCATCGCCTTCCAGCCCCTCAAGGGCGGCGGGCTGCGGCAAGTTGAAATCCCCGAAGGCGCGAGGCTAACCCCCGGTATCAGCAACATCGACACCGGCACAGGGACGCTGACGGTCAACAACAAAACTGGACTTCCGGTCCTTCAAACGCCGAAGGATCTTTCAGGCGCGGAACGTGAGAAGGCGAAGGGTAAGGCGCAAGGAGATGCGCAGGTCAACTTGGGCTCAAACCTGCAAAAGGCTGACTATTCCATCGGCTTGATTGATCAGATGCTGGCGCATCCTGGCCTCGAGACGGCGGTCGGCTTGAGCGGCACGCTCGATCCGCGCAACTATCTCTCCGGAACTGACGCCACGGATTTCAACGTCCGGCGCAAGCAGCTCGAGGGCCGCGCGTTCCTGGAAGCGTTCGATAGCCTGAAGGGCGCCGGCCAAATCACGGAGATCGAAGGCCAGAAGGCCACGGAAGCTATCGCCCGTTTGTCGACTGCTCAATCCGAAGGATCTTACAAGCTCGCTTTGCGGGAGCTTCGAGAGATCCTTGAGGTCGGCAAGGAGCGCGCCCGCCAGCGAGCAACTGTTTCCGACGACGCTCCGACAGTACCGTCAGAACGAAAGACGAGCTCCGGCGTCCAGTGGAAGATTGAAGAATGACAACGCTCAATATCGCCGGCCGCCGCGTGACGGTGGATGACAGCTTCAAGGATCTTACTCCAGACCAGCAGAACGCAACGGTGGAAGAGATTGCGCGCACGCTCGGTGACGGGCAGCCAGCGCAGATCAAGGCGTCTATAGAGGCTGAAGCCGATCCACGCGATAGCACCATGGGCAAGATCGATACGTTCATGCGTGGCGCTGCCGATACGATGTCGTTCGGCTTGGCTGACGAAATCGCCGCCGGTGGCGATGCGTTGTTCAATCCTATCTTCGGAACAGGCAACGATGGCGCCAGCCTTTCGGAACGGTACAACGCCAATCTGGAGATCGAACGTGGCACCGACGCGGCCGACAGTCGCGATCGGCTCGGCTATCGCCTGAGCGGCCAGATTGGCGGTGGTGTCGCTGGCGGCGTCGGCTTGGCCAAGAGCGGACTGTCGATGACGTCGAATGCCATCGACAAGGGCGCCAAGCTTGCCAATGTAGCGAAAGCCTCGGCGGCGGAAGGGGCTATACTCGGTGCCGGTCAAGGTTTTGGTAGCGGTGAGGATGGGTTCGTCAACCGTTTGACTTCTGCCGCCGGTGGCGCAGCTGTGGGGTTGGGCGCTGGCGCCGCTACACCGTATGCCACAGCAGGAACGGGCGCGTTCCTCCGATCGATCCTGGCGCCTGTCGTAGCACGCGTTCGCCCCGGACAAGCAGCTGACAGGGCGATGGGCGCAGCCCTCCAGCGCTCCGGCAAAACGCCTGACGAGATTGCCGGAATCATGCAGTCGGCTATCGACGACGGACAGGGAGGTTATGCGGTCGCAGATGCTTTGGGACATGCTGGCCAGCGCATGCTCTCATCCGTCGCGAGAACTCCGAATGATGCCCGTCAGGAAGTGGTCAACCAGCTTCTGACGCGTCAGTCAGGGCAGGGTGACCGCTTATCGAACGCTGTTGCTGAAGGTTTCGGCGCACCGGACACGGCAGCACGCCGCACCACCGATTTGACGCGCGCACGGGATACGGAAGCCAATCAGCTCTACGGGGCAGCTCGTGCGAACGCCGGCGCTGTGAATGTGACGCCGGTTCTGGAGACGATCGACCAGACGCTCCGTCCGGGCGTAAACCAGATCGTCACACCGCGGGACCGAATTGCGCATGATTCAATCGAGGGCGCATTGGCTCGTGTCCGTTCCATGATTTCCGACGGACAGTCGCAGGTGACGGATTTCAACACCCTGTTTCGCGCCAAACTCGATCTCGATGACATGATTACAAAGGCAGAGGGGCAGGGCGCCGGTAACCGGGCTTTCTACCTGACTGAAGTCAAGCGCCGGGTCGATGAAGCCTTGTCCGAAGCGTCGCCGGCATACCGCCAGGCCAACGACACGTTTGCGCAGCGCAGCGGCGTCATTGATGCGGTAGATACGGGCAGGGCAGCGACGAGCGGTCGCCAGCGCTCCAGCGACACGATTGCGGACTTCGCTACTATGAGCCCCGATCAGCAGGCGGCGTTTCGGGCTGGTTATGCTGATCCGTTGATTGCGCGCATTGAGGCTGCTTCGGCCTCGCCGACGACGAACAAGGCTCGGATGCTGAACACACCGAAGTTCAGGGAGGAATTTCAGCAGTTTGCAGAGCCAGGCCAAGCTCAACAGCTTGGACGTCGGGTGGGCCGTGAGCAGCGAATGTTTGAAACGCTCAATCAGGCCGTGGGTGGATCGAGGACCGCGGACAATATCGCTGACTTCGACGACATCGCCAATTTTGATCCCGCCATTCTGACGAACTTGTTCAAGGGGAACTGGAAAACAGCCGCATTGTCGGCTGTGACCAAGGCCATGAATGAAGGAAAGGGACTGCCGCCAAGGGTGATTGAGCGCGTTGGTCGAGGGTTGATGGAAACAGACCCGGAGGTAGCCCGCCGGCTGTTGACTGTAGCGAACAGCAAGAAGATGGACGACAACGCGAAGCGGGGTATGGCCACCGCCATATTGAACACCTTGACCACAAGCGCATCGCCACGGGTTGGCGGCGGCAATCAACGCGCTCCGCTAGAGATCACCGTTCCGGTTCGCTGACGTAGATTTCCAAGAGTCCGGAACTTTGTTGCCGGTGATCTCGAGCGCCCAGGTAGCGAGCATACAGCCGGTACCTAGCCCCAAGGCAATGGCGTACCAGTCGAAGTCGCGCGACAACAAATAACCCCACCATGCAAAGCCAATAAGGCCCCAGATCAACAGCCAAGAAACAGGCTTGTAGGGCTTTTTCGGCTCGTCTGGATCATGATCAATAACTGGTCCGTTCATCAACGCAACATGCCCACATCGCGGCGATTTTTCAAGGCTCCCTTTCCGTGGGCCTTTTCTGAATGAGGTATCCATATGTCTGGTTTTTGGCCCAGCAGCTTCTCGACTATCCAGGATCAAAACGGCAAACCGATCGTGGCATCCAAGGCGTATTTCTACGCCGCTGGCACGACAACGCCGCTCACGGTCTATCGCGATTACGGGTTGACGACACAACATCCGAACCCGCTGAAGACGGACGGCTTTGGGCGGTTCCCGGCCGTCTTCCTGGATGAGGACGACGAGTTTTACCGGGTCCGCGTGACCACATCGGGCGGCTCGATCCTCTACGACAGCGATACCATTCCAATCATCGGCCCGAGTGAGGGCGGCGGCTCGCCACCGGCTCCGGTTGATCCTAACGCGCTCTATGAGACCGGCGACATCAAAATCAGATACGGCGAAGGCGTCCTGCCTGGCTACGTTCGCTTCAATGGCCGGTCGATTGGAACAGCGACCAGTGGCGCGACCGAACGGGCGAATTCTGACTGCCAAGCCGCCTATGAGTTTCTGTGGAACGGTGACCCGAACATCGTTGTCGTTGGCGGGCGTGGCGGTTCTGCCAATGCCGACTGGACAGCCAATAAACCGCTTGAACTGCCAAGCGCCCGAGGTCGAGCCATCATCGGGCTTGATGATATGGGCAACATTCCAGCTGGCGTGATGACCGCCGCAACCTTCCTCGGGTGGGCTGGGGGAAGCCAGAACCACACGCTCGTTATCGCTGAAATGCCGGTTCACAAGCATGACGTTAATGTCCTGCCTGGAGGTGCCCACTCGCACAAAGTCCCGACAGGGCCAACAGGCGGCGGGAACTCGGCCCAGACGGGCCCGAACACAGGCGATCTGATCACCACAGATACAGCGCCGAACCATGATCACGGCGTGTCTGAAGCGAACAAGGGCGGAGGTGCTGCTCATAACAACACCCAGCCATCTCTGGCTTTCACCATATACATGAGGCTTTAGGCATGTTTGACGCAAAATTTGAGCCGGTGTCGAACCGCGCCGACTGGCCGCAGCCGTTCGAAATTGTCGATGACGATACCGGCGAGATTGTCACCGACTTTACCGGCGTTTCCGTCCTTGTCGAAGTCCGTGAGCAGGGTTGCTACTCGCCTCGGCTGTCAGCCAGCATCGACAACGGCAAAATCACCGATCACGGCAACGGCATTCTGGAATGGCTGTTCCCTCGCACCGAAATGACGGGCCTTTGCGCCGGGTCATACGAAATCGGCGTCACCATCGAGCGTGACGATTTCACCTCACAATATCTGATCGGCATAGCGCCTGTAGTAGATGGGATCGTATCCAGATGACCGTTGCTCTCCGCCTTCGAATGCTCCCGCGCTTTCCCGCCCGCATCACTGGTACTGATGGCGTCAAGGTCGTGCGGCTTCCAGGGTCTCCCGATCTGACCGTCAGCCTCGATTTCGCGACCCTTGGCGATATCGCGGGCATTCCCGACCCGGCGACGAACTATTTCGCCATGTACGACACCGAGACCGGCGCCTATTACCGCATTCCGTTCCAGTCGATGTTCGATGCGGCAGGCGTATCTGCCGGCTATCCTACCAGTGCTGCGGCCGAGCTGGCCAATATCCCGGTTCCGGTTCATGCGATCTACCTGTTTGGCGATGCCACGGTGGGCGACGGCGAAGGCGGCTTGTTCATCGACATCAACAACGGCAACGCGGATACGTTTGTTTCCGCCGATGGCCGGACCTGGTATCGCGCTCCTGATATTGGCATGGACCGCCTGAATGAGGCTGGCACGGCTGGCAAGAATGTCCTTGCGGCAGAGACGGCAGAGGATGCTGGTGTGGCCGCAGGCCAGCCGGCGTATGCCGCAAACACGATGACGGTCGATAACGCGGCGGGTACTGCTCGCGAAGCGAAGTCGTTTGGGGACGTTCGCAAGGCTCTTGAGGTTGAATATCTCCCAAACTATTCGATGCCTTTGGCTCTTGATCCCTTCGTTCTTTACATCACAACGACTGGAACGGATACCACGGGCGGTGACATCAACCACGGCTCAACGCAACTTACGGCCTTCGCGACATTCGACGCAGCCATTAATCATGCCAAGAAGTATGCGAAGTTTACCGGGCGTCTAAACGCCGTAGAGTTCCGATTTGGCCCCGGTGCTTGGGGCCTGCTTTCGATCGGCTCGAACATCAATCAAGGTAATGATTGGTTCCCGTTCGCCATCTACATTACCAGCATCGACAACGCAAACCGCGCCAGCTTTACCGGCATTACGAATAGCAGCTGGTTGCCGGTCTATGTTCAAGCCAAACAGGTGAAGGCGGGTTACTTCTCAGTCGTTCGCCGAAATGTCATGGTCGCCTGGGATGTGAGCGTTATTAACGCCGGCTCCGTGCCCTATTGCTTCCGGTTCGGCTCCATGGCGCAAATGTACATATTTGGCGATGTGAATGTTGAGGCGCCGGTCTCGTTCAGCAGCGCATTTATCTACGGGACAGATCGTGCGTTTTGCTCGCTTGAAAATGGCGACACCCCAAGCATCTTCCCACCATTCAACTTGGTCGGTGCGGCAAACATCACCAGTCCGTACAAATACCGCATCGTTTTGGGTGCAACGCTCTATTGCCCATCAAACCCGTACCCGATGCTGACCTACGCGACGACATATTGGGTCGATGCGTATTCACTCAGCACCCAAACGCAGCAAGGGGATGACCTCAATAAGAATGACGCGATCGGTGGCCCCGTCGTTAAGAGATCCGGTGACACGGCGGCAGGATCTAGAATTTCTGCAGACGGGTATTGCGTCCAGTGGGGCAACGTTGCCCTCTCAAGCCTTACGGCGAGTGCTGTTAGCAACAATGTAGCAACGATTACCCTTCCAGTCACAATGCTATCGGCCACATATCAAGCCTACTTGCAGTGGAATAACGTCAACGTTCTAGTGACGAGAGGAAGCACCACGACCACGTCAACGTTCTCGATCAGTGCGAACAATTTCAGCGCCGCCGTTCAGTCAGCGACGGTTCGTTGGGAAGCCCACGGCTATATTGCCTGACATCAGTGGGGAGGAATTGGTTGCATGGAAGCGGCAACATGCGCCGCCTCATCATCCCGCGCTTGGGATTCATCAAGCCATTCGCTTTCCTGTGCCTCCGCGATTTCCTCTGCAGTTCGTGTGTCCACAAATTTGACAACGCTGTAAGTGTTGCCAACCTTGATGGCGTCATAGCGCGGCCAAAACATGTCTTCCGGATCGGGCGCGGGTGTGTCGAACTCTTGAGGGGATGGCTTAGTGAAAAGGGAGCGCAATGTTTCGACGAATTTCATTTTCGATCCTCGGCGGCACGTTCGGCAGCTTTTCTTCCGGATGTCGTGCGCCTCTACCCCTCAACTAAACCGAAAATATCAAGCATGCCTCAAAAGTCTAGGTCTCAAAGGATCTGTCGGTCCGCCTTCGAATAAGTTCCTGACGCTGGAAACTATTGTGAGGGCATTCGGGGCAATGCTGTCACAATTCAAACCGGGAGGGCGATGCACTCGAGCGACCGGGTCCATCGCCATCGCGTATCACGGCACGAAGGCAGATTGCGATAACACCTAGCGTGCGGCTCCTCAATTTGAAAACGGCGAGGCCTGGTCGCCCCGACTGGCGATACCAAGCCTCTAACTGGCGTTTCCGGAGAGTGGGGTCCGACAGCCAGCTGTTTGCAAACTGCTACGCGGGCCTTTTGAGTCCCAAAGACAATGCAAAAATCATCGAAGCGACCGCTGATCCGGCGGAGCCACAGGCCGGACGTATCAGGCAAAAATCAGTAGCGGCAGTCCAATTGCCAGTAGCGTCAAGGCTGCGCCCGTCGTGATGCGTGCCGCCCTGACAAGCCGATTTCGCCTTCCATCCCAGTCGTAAGTCATTCCCGCCCCTCGGTTTCGCAAATGACTTGGTGCGGCGCGGCAGAGCGTCAATCCCCGCTATGGGCGAACGAAAGGTGCCCGAAGCGATCACCCGCTTCGGAGACGGGTTAAGTTTCCGACCGCCCGTCCGACGGCGATTATGGATAGCCGTCACACCTGAACCCTCTCGGGCAGATCTATAGTGCCAGATTTTTAGCCACTTCCAAGTGGACTTCGGTCTACTTGACGACCCGTGCCTATGCGACCAGGGCGTATGTCTCGAATGCCGTCAGCAGAGTGGGTGCAAGGGTGATCTTCACCGCAATAGCAATTAGCCGGATGTTCTTGAGCCGGCGCGGTTTTTTATCCCAGTCGTAAACCATCTCGATCCTCATGATCATAACGCGGGAAACGTCCCGACGGACCAGGGTCGTTACGTTTTGCAGCTTGCCTGAAGCTTTCCTACTCATCAAACCAAAGGACACCCCATGAACGAGATCATCTCGGCTCAATGGGATGTCCGTGTCTAATCCATCAATGCCTAGGAGGCGAAATGCCGATTGCAAAGGAAATTTGGTTGGAGCAAATCCGACCGGGGGAGGCGAAGTCGCTAGTGGCTACTTTCGATTTACTCGACCAGCCTGTTGATGACCCCGCCGGGGAGGGGAAACCTTTCTCTGTGCCCTTTAACGGCATCGGAACCATCACATTCTCGTTCGTTTGCTGCCTCAAAGGCCAAGCCATTTACTCAGCGACCCTATCAAATCAGGGATTTGGTCAAGACCAGACTCCAGAGCGCGCTGAGTTACTGTGCTCAAGGCTTCTGCGGGCATCCCTTTAATTCGCTCTTTCAGAGATGCTTTAACCGTTTCATTTCCCGGGGCTTCATCGATCTTCTGCATCAAGAGGGATTTGATCGTTTCCTCGTGCAGTTTGACAGTGACAACGCCCAATATCGCCGACAGCCCACCATCATCGGATATAAAATCGATGCCGCGTGCCGTGATCGTAGCCGAGTGGATGGGGTAGTCTCCACTGAGAAGCTTGGTTGCTTTCACATCGACCAGCCCATGCTCACTCAGATAGAACAAATTGTACTGCACCTGCCGTTCGTCATCTTCCTTAAACGATCTCTGCATGTTGGCCGGGCTGGGATAAATCTCGGCCAGCTCCTTCAGAAGTCTGCGTTGCAGGTCTCTATTCAGTAGGTCCATTTGCCGCCTCCCGAGTTTCCCGCTGCAGACAAGCATGACGGCAACTGGGAGTCGATATCCCACCAAATATCAAAGGACATCACCATGAATCTGACAACGTTCTTCGCATATGCGAGGCGCGCGCCTTTCGGTGGCCGCCTGACGCAGGCACAAATCGACGGAATGACAGCTATCCTGTCCGAATGGGATAAGCGAAAGCTGCTGGATAACCGGTGGCTGGCCTACATGCTGGCGACGGCATTTCATGAGACGGGCGGCAAGATGCAGCCGCTTCGCGAAAACATGAACTACACGAGTGCTGCCCAGATCAAAAAGACTTGGCCGACGCGCTTTCCTTCGGAGGCCAGCGCCCAGCCATTCGTTCGCAACGGACGCGCCTTGGCCAACAAGGTCTACGGCGGTCGCATGGGAAACACCGGCGCCGACGACGGCTGGATCTATCGTGGCGATGGCCTTCCGCAGCTGACCGGCAAGGAAAACTTCCAGAAGTTCAATGTGCAGCCCGGCATGGACCTGGCGACGGCAGTGCGCGTCATGTTCGACGGCATGATCAAGGGGCTGTTCACCGGCGACAAGCTGTCCGACCATTTCGGGCAGGTGGCAAACGATCCGGTCGGCGCGCGCCGCGTCGTCAACCGGCTGGACAAAGCGAAGTTGATCGCCGGCTATTTCAAGAGCTTCATGGATGCCATCGAAGCGGCGAGGGAAGTTCTCCCGCCTGCGGATGTCACCAACGCGGATGCCAAGGCCGACGACAAGCCAGCGGGACAGAGCGGCACGGCAATCACCACCGTGCTTGTCCCGGCCGCCACCGGCCTGGCTGTGCCGATCGTCACCGGCATCGACAACGTCTATGCGCTCATCTTCGCGGTTGCGCTGTTGGCCGTGCCCTGCATCGCCGGGTTCATGTTCATCAGCGGTCGATGGTCCATCAACCGGAGCAAGGCGGCATGATCCATTGGCCGAAACTCATCCTCGCCGGCTTCATCCTGGCTGCGCTCGCTTGGGCTGTCATCGAGATCCGCGAGGACGGCGCGCAATCCGTAAAGAACTCCATTGAAAGGCAGAATAATGAAGCGGCTGGTCAATCGGACACTGCTCGTAGCAGCTATGACCGTTGCCTTGATGGGGGCGGCTTGTGGAACTTCGGCGCCCAGCAATGTGACAGGGCTTCGTCGGGTCGTCGGGACTGACCTGATCGGCGCGCGCGGGGCAACCGCGATCGATCAGCGGAAGATAGACCGGACTGTCGTCGGGCTTTGCGCTGGCGGCGTTTGGACGGGTGCGGAATGCATGAAGCATGGGGAAGGGCGGTGATGGCATCCACAGAGACTGAAGCGGCAGTTCATCGCCAGCTGGGCGAACTAGCGGCGGGAATGCGAGCCCTGCAGGACACCATGCGCCGGATAGAGGAGGGGGCTGGACGAGCAGAGGACAAAGCGGCAGAGAGCCGCGCAGGGGTGCATCGCCGCATGGACGAGATCGTTGGCCGCGTCGGTCATCTCGAAACTTCCACAGCGACGATCGTCTCTGACGTCTCCGAAATGAAGCCGGTGACCGATGACGTGCGCCGTTGGAAATTGATGGGCATCGGCGCGCTTGGCATGATTGGTATCGGCGGGATCGCCCTTGGCGTGTCATTTGCCGACGTCCTGAAGCGGATTGCGGCTTTGTTGGTCGGCCGTATCTGAAGCGCGTTGTCGGTGAGTTTGAGGATGCTTTCGCTAACCGTTATCGGTGTGCAGAAAATTTGATTTAGACCACAATTGATTTTTTCTTAAAGTAGTGGTTTCCTAATAATACCCCTTTGATCAGGGGGGTATTAAAGCGAAAATTTTCAGCACGTATCCAATAGCGAGCATTCGAACCGCCATCCTTGGGGCACAAGGGTGGCGGTTTTTGCATTCGTTATACAAATTGATGATCGTGTCCCCCCGCAATTTGTATGACATCGGCGGCTCTGTACAGTACAGTACCAAGGCCACATATTCCCCTTGCGTGCAAGCCGGTTAACGGTTGACCACGTTCGAGCGAAATCCAGTAGTTCTGGAGCCGTGCCCCGCCCCGAACTACTGGATCATCGCGCTCCGAAGGCTCGGCCGAGGCATGTCGTTTTTCAAAAGGCAACCTCGGTCTCGCTGTCCACCTTTGTCCATGTCAGCGACCACTCGTCCATGCTGCCAGCGCCATGGGTGTAAGTGCCATGGTCGGCAATCTCTGTATCCATTGTGACCCAATCGGGTGGGGCAACGCCGGGCAGGTCGAGGACGCGGAGGTATTCACGCAACTCCGGCAGGTCCGTGACGTGCTGGATGTCTCTGCGTCCGGGAACCTTGATAGTCCAAGCATAGATGGTCATTGGGTTGCCCCCGGCGGGTCTTCTGCCGGATCGGGGTCTTCGGCATAGGCGATGCGGAGGTTCTTCAGCACCTCCTCCATGGCGGAGATAGTTTCCAGCGTTCCCCAACCGTGCGTATTCGCGTCGGCGAGGATCCGCTGCAGAGCGGGCTCAACCGCCTCCTGGCAGCCAAGCGCTCGATCCGGGTGGCTTACGACATAGTCAGGTGCTTCAACGGACATGGCTCTCTCCATATCCCGCCAGAACATCAAAGATGGCTAATTTGTTCCAGCGGCATCAGTTCCGCGGCGTTTGGCGGCCGTCCCAATAGTCGCTCGCCAGATGCTCACTGCAGCGCCATTCGGTCACTCCACCGACACGTTCTTTACCAAATGATCCCCAACGCTTACAGCCGTCATAATCGCACCAGTGCTCGAAATGAACTGGTGAATTCGGGTGCGCGTTCGATTTGTCGTCGCTCATTTGCCGTCTTCCATAGCCTGGTCGATATCATTGAGCCGTTTCAGGGCATCATAGTAATCCTCGGCGTCTCGCGCCGCCTGGCGGGTTATATCGGCTCCACCTGTCGGCCGGCTGTTCAGCCGTCGATCCCTCAGAGCCGTGCATTCCCATTGCCAACACTCCGCCGGCCCCTTTGAATAGTCACGCCAAACACGCGCGAAAGAAACGCCCAGGTCATAGCCGGTGAAGTCTGGCATGTGGATATGGATCGTTCGTTTCCACCGATACCGCGGGTAAAGAGTGCCAAGACGCCTTTGATAATCTAAGGCTGCCTCTCCATCCGGCTTGCTGGCCGGGTCATCCACGCGCAGCATTTCAGCCTGGTTATCGCGCTGGCGCATTGTGAATGCCGCCTTGGCACGGCTCGCCATCAGGCTGGCAATCATGCTGGCGGTGTTTCTCTTCTGGTGCTCCAATTTGCTCACCATTAAGAATGCTTCTTCGTCCGGTATGGAGCGCAGAACGTCCGCCAGCATTTCGATCAGCTCTTCCTGGGCCACTGGCCGGTCGCCGTCCTTGAATTCAACCGGGTACATGTAGCGCGGCGCAATCCTCTTTGCGATTTCATCGCAGACCGACAGCTTGCGCCGCTTGTCGGGCTGGTGTCCGGCGAAGTCCCGCAACGCCGCCTTCTTCTCGCAAAACAGCAAAACATGGGTGATGCTTTCGATCGTCTGCTCGGGCAGCTCATGCAGCATGATCTTCGTCCCCACGGCACGGTGTGCAATGGCTTTCAGGCTATTCAATTGTCTTGGTTGCGGCCGCATCGCCGCCGATGTTCTAATTATGTTCTGGTCTGGCGCGGAGTCAATACCAGCCGAAAAGCTTTGCGATTGACGCGCCAAGCGAGACCAGAGTCGTGGCCAAGACCACAACCATGAGGGTGACGACAAAGCCGAAACTGAGATAGCGTTTCATGGGTACGGACCGGTTCGCGCAGGCGGCATGGTGAGATGCATAGCTCTTCCTCCCCTAGGAAGGATAGCGCTGAAAAGGAAAAAGGCGAGGCGGTGTCCGCCACTTACCTTGCTGTGGATTTGAAATCGTCCCCCGGTGACTATTTCGAAACAATATTACAATACAGTTTCCAGATGAAAACCATATCGGATATAACGACAATGGAAATTTTGAAGGAAATTAAGAGTATTGTTCGGATGGATAGAAACGTCTGGATCGTAACAATTTTTAACGGTGCCGCAACAGAACATCGATCATTCCAAAACGAGACTGATGCTGTAGCGTTTGCCAACGATCGGGTTGCTCAACTGCGCTCGGGACGCGATGGTATCTGGGTCTCCTCAAAATGATCTGAAGAGTTTTATGGAAGCCAGCCGCAACTTGGGGGAGCGGCCAGCTTCCGTGTCACCTCCGCCAGATGACCGCCGTTGGTAGCATTGAGAAGTAATAAAAGCAACTTTTAAGGGTGCGCTTTAAGGCTCCGGCACTTGCCAGCCTTCGGTCTTTAACCGCAAGCCGGGTTCCATTCACAGCTGGTGGCCCGGCAAACGACTCCCAAATTTGGGAGTATCGAGAGAGCGTGCGATTTGGTGAACTGGCCTCACACAAGGAGGTCGCCACTATGAGTAAGAAAGAAGCCAAGTCCTTTATCATTGCAATGATCGAGGCCGGCAGCAACATCCAGGCTATCGGAACGACAGGTTACGTCCTGGCAGAACCGGTCGATTTGGACGATCTGCCGGCCTATGACCGGATCGAAGCGGTATCAAAACGCTTCCCCGAGCGTGACGAGATGAAAAAGACCATCATCGATTGCCTTCATAAGATGGGGCGGGTTGCTGTCGTTTAA